CCAAAATTTATTTAAAAAAGCCCAGATGGAAATTTCTAAAAACTTTCCTGGGTGCAGAATGTTTCCAAGGCACGTAGGGAAATTTATTTCTCCAAGGTTTGCAACTGATTTAATTAAAAAAAAATGCTGCGTTTCAGATTGGAAGAAATATATTGTTTCAATAAACTTTTGTGGGATGGCAGATGCCTACATTATCGGGAATATCCAAGACTTATTCCAGGTTCATATAGAAGTGGAATTTAAAACAGGAAATTCTAAGCTCTCCAAGCAACAAAAGAGCTGGAAACAATATATTTTAAAAAGTGGTGGAATTTATATAGAGTGTCGTGACGAAAAAGATTTAATCATTAATATCAATGATTACCTAGAAAAAATAAACGGCCATATAAAATGACCGCTTAATTAGAAAGCTTTTTAGCAACACAAGAAAAAGGATTAAAACCTATGTCACTACAGAACATAGTAAACGATTGTATCTACAAAATCAATTCTAAATATGGTGTTCAATTAGATTCTATACCTACCGATGGAACAATCAAAAGATTTGGCAAAAACGACCATGGCTGGGTAACGGGTAAAGAATGGACTTATAAAGATAAGCAATATTATCAGATTACTTATGGTTCATGGAAAGAGGACTTTAAGGAAGCTTTAAAGTCATGGAAAGTTGGCGATGAAGACAGAGGATTCAGAAAAGCCTATAAAAAACATACAGAAGATACCCAAGCAAAAATAAACGCTGAAAAAATTAAAAAGCACAATGACTGTAAAGAAAAGTGGCTTCCTGTATTTAATAATGCCACCCCTAATGTTCATGAATACTTAGACTATAAAGAAATAGGAAAGGACCATGGAACACGAGTAGATCAAAATGGCGTGTTATTGATTCCATTATATAAGCCAGCAAGCCCAAAAAATGAATTTGTGGGCGTTCAGCGCATCTATAAAGACCCAGAAACGCAAAAATTTGTTAAAAAGTTTTCATACGGCATCGAGGTTAAAGGATCATTTTTTGCCTTAAAAGACTTCTCAAAAGCCCAGTATTGCTATATTGCCGAGGGCTTTGCTACTGCTGCCACAATACAGGAGATATATCCAGAAATACCCGTTATTTGCGCTTTTAATGCTGCAAATATAGCTCCAGTAGTGGGCAGCGTTCGTGCGTTAAATCCCCATATTAAAATTGTCATAGCGTCTGATTATGACCACGAATCTAAAACTGGGCAGAAAATGGCATGGAAAGCTAGGCAAATGTATCCCCAGGTTGTTGTTAAGATTCCTAAATTTAAGGTTCCTTTTAGCGAGTGGTCCGATTATAACGACTTGGCATTGTTTGAATCAAAAGAAGTGGCAAAAGCACAACTAGAAATCAATGAAGAAGAATTTTCAGAGATAATCCCATTAGGATATAACGAAAAGAATTATTATTATTCTAGTACAGATAATAAGCAGATTGTTTGCATTTCTAGTGCAGAGCACAACCAAACACATTTAAAGAGGCTTATTTCAAATAGACCCTTTTGGCTAAAAAACTATCCAAAAATGGATGAAGACGAAAATATTATAGGAATTAGCTGGGAAACTGCTTCTTTTGACTTAATAGATAAATGTCACAAAAAAGGGCTGTTTAACCCTTCAAATGTGCGTGGTATTGGCGTTTGGGAAGATAATGGCAAGTATGTAATAAACAATGGTCAGGAAGTAATTAATAGACCAGAAGTAACGCAGTATCACTACCAGAAAAAGATTAAAAAAGACCTTACCTTAGTAGATGATTTTGATTTTAATGAAATGGCATATCTTTTAGATTGCTTTAAAATGCTCAAATACAAAAACGAGCATGATTGGTTTTATCTAGCCGCTTGGGTAATGCAAGCACAGATTTTTCCCGTGTTACCATGGCGTTNNNNTGGCGTTTTCATCTATGGGCTTCTGGTGATAGAGGCTCAGGAAAATCAACTATTTTGCAGTGGGTCAGTAAGCTTATTAATAATTCCCTATTGGTAATCAATTCTTCTAGTGCTGGTATTAGGCAGCACATTGAAAACGATGCTACTAGCGTAATATATGACGAGGCTGAAATCTCTAAACATATACAGGATTCTATCGAGATTGCCCGTCAAATGAGTTCTAATAGTGGCTATTTATCGCTAAGGGGCACTACTTCTGGAAACGCTATTAAGCACAATACCCAGTGTATTTTTCTTATGGGGTCAATCCAGATAGCCAATTTAACAGCAGCAGATAAATCTAGGTTTTTTATCGTTGAAATGGATACTATTAAGAATCAAAAAGCTGAAGAATTTGAAGAAATAATTAATAGGTTTAGCTATTTTGCAGAGAATAAAAATGCGCTATTTACCCATGCCTATAAAAATATCCCTACTGTTTTAAAGAACAATGAGATTATTAAAAGGTATTTAAAGGGCAAGCAATTAGAGTCAAGATTGGTGGACCAGCTATCAATCGCTATAGCTTGCTTCTATCTTTATTTAAGTGATGACGTTATTTCTCATAAAAATATTGAGACAATTATTGCTCAGTTTAACCTTCTTCATTCTGAATATATTGATCAAAATGAAGGCAAAGATGCCGATGATTGTTATCAAGAATTAATGCAAGTAATCATAGATAATAAGGATAGCACAACTGTTGCTCATGCTGTCAGGACTTTAATTGAGCAAGGTAATTATGATGATAATGAAAATGTTCTGGTTAGGATGCTTGGCGCAAATGGCATTAGGGTTTTGTCTAGGGACAGCATTTTTATAGCAAAAAAGTCCGATCACCTTAAAAGAAAAATTGAGTCATATAAAGATTTCTACAGCGTGTTAAAACGTGACAACAGAAAATGCCTTGGTGCATCAGTGAAACGGATCCCTGCGTTAAGTAGTGGTGCAGTGCGTGGAATTACCCTAAAAATATCCGAGTAAAATGCTTGTTACGTTTTGAAACGTAACGGCCATTTTTTTTGTAACATTTTCGCACAGTTTAATCCTGAACAATATCAATAACTTACAAGTTTTGTTACGTTTGTTACGTTTTCTATAATTTCAATATGTTACGATTATTATTGATAAATGCGCAGCAATATTGATATATTAAACATATGAGCAATCCATGGGACGGGCTTACGCCTAAGCAAAAAAAGTTTGTTGAGAATTATCACGCCACGGGAAATGCCACGCAGAGTTATATTGATGCTGGGTATCAATGCACTAGGCAAGCCGCTGAATCTCAATCATGCAGGTTGTTAAGAAACGACAGGATAAAGCCTTACCTGAACAGCCTTCACGCAGAGGTCACTGAGAAGTACAAATTAAGCGCAGAGAAGGTTTTAGACGAGCTACATAGCATAGCCTTCGGGGACTATAATGACGCGCTGGAGATGGACGAAAATGGCGACGTGAGAGTGAAGCAGGGCGTTGACTTTAATAAGTTGGATGGCGTATCAATTTCTAAGTCTGTATCACATAGCGACAATGGGTATTCTAAAAGCACTAGCTTTTCCATTAAAAATTCAAATAAAATAAAGGCTCTACAAGAAATTGCAAAGCTTGAAGGCTACTATGATAGAAACGCTGGAGGAGATCAGGAAGGTATCCGAGATTCCGCGAGAAAAACTTTGGCAGCTCTTAAATCACTTATTGGCAATAAATAATTATGACGCTTTTCGTAGTGCGGTTATTGCTAGGTGTGCCACTGATATTGAGTTTTTTGCTAAAACATTTTTTCCACATTATTGCAAATTCCCTTTTAATGTTTTTCACAAGGACACGTTTCGAGATTATAAGCTTTACGAGCGAAATGTTAGGCGAGCTAGTGCCGCTCCACGAGGATACGCAAAAAGTACGCTTAAAGTTCTTATCAAGCCAATCCATGACATTTGTTATAAGTTGGAAAAATTCATTGTCATACTCTCTAATACGGAAGCTCAGTCGGTTTCAAAGCTTAAAGACATACAGGCAGAACTCATTGACAACGAATTGCTTACTTCTTTTTACGGCAGACTTATTCAGAGCAGAAAGGTTGGCTCGACGGACTTTATTGCTACTAATGGAAATCATTCATGCCGTTTACTTGCAATGGGTTCTGGTACGGAAATGCGAGGTATCAGGTATCGTGATGTACGACCAACGAAAATCATACTTGATGACATTGAGCATAGTACGGAAGTTGAAAATGAGATGCTACGAGACAAAATGCAAGATTGGTATGATGATGTTGTATCTAAGATTGGTGATACCGAAACGAATATCGAAGTCGTGGGAACAATACTGCACGAACGATCACTTTTACGAAGGCTTTTAGCCAATGCCAGATATAGCTCTAGGGAGTACAAAGCAGTTATTTCTTGGGCAGAGCGAAAAGACCTGTGGGACCAATGGACGCAAATTTACACGAATCTTGATGATGAAGAGCGGTTAGAAAAAGCCCAAAAATTTTACCAGGATAATAAATCCGATATGGACCAAGGCGTACAAGTGCTATGGCCAGATAAAGAGCCTTATTATCGCCTCATGGAAGAAATTATTGAAAACGGTATTCGTTCTTTCATGAAAGAAAAACAAAACTCTCCAATGTCGGACGATGAAAAAGTGTTCCGACCAGAAGATATTTGGTGGTATCGAGAAACTGATAAAGGGCTATTAATCGAAAAAACAAACGTATTAATACCCTGGAACTCTCTTACAGCTTACGGCTCAATAGACCCAAGTACAGGACAGAGAAAAGTCACTAGCAACAAGAAAACGGACTTCACTAGCATTGTATGTGGATATGCCGATGCAAAGAAACGTCTTTTCGTCGATAGCGATTATACCAAGAGGGTTTCTCCCAGTGTATTCATTAAAAAAATATTTGAACTTCATGAACAATACCAATTTTATAAGTTTGGGGTTGAAACTAACCTATTTAGGAATCTTCTCATAAAAAACATTAACGACGAAAGATTGCGTATAGAAAAAGAAGAAAAAAAGATTATCAAAGTAAAATTTTATGATATTGAGCTGCACGACAATAAAGAGAAGCGCATTTATACCCTGGAGCCTAAAGTATTCCATGGGCATATATTGTTCAATCGGGATAAGGTTAGCACGGAGTTTATGAATCAATTATACGATTTTCCCAAGGCTCAGCACGATGACGCACCAGATAGCCTTGAAATGCTCTATGGTTTAGTCAATAATAAGTATAAGGTAGGGGCGTTAAATATTTGATTCAGGGAAGATAAGGCAGAATCATGGATGAATCGGGAGAGCCATGGCCAGGCTCTCTTTTCTGATAAGGACACAGCAATGAAAACAAAGAATATAAAATTTTGTGCATATCTAAAAGTTAAAGGCATTAATCCCATAGAGGTGATAAAATTATCTAAGGGAAAAGCGGAGTACGTTTACCAGATTGATTCAAGTGATTGGGAAAAGCACCAGATATTATTTAATCAATCTGACTTTTTAGATTATGCCAATTGTTTGGAAGCAATTAAGGACTTGGCTTATTAATGGCTAAAAATATATCTAAAATAGTTAAGTTTATAAGGGTAAAGGGAAAAGTTGTTCCTGTTTATGATAAGTCAATAAAAAGAAAGGCTCTTAGGAAAAAAGCCGAATCAGTTAAAAGATTAGCAGACGAGAGGATTGCTGCAATAAGATCAGTCAGGGAAACGGCAAAGTCAATAAAGGATTTTTCTGAATTTAATAAAAAAAAACGTAAAAAAATTGATGCATTAAGATCATTAATAGAAAAAATGGACAAAAATATATCAAAAATAACTAACAAAACCACAAAACCATTCAAAACGCTATCTGGAAATACTGCTTATAAGCAATCAAATCCAGAAGCCGTTAAAGATTTTAACTTTTTCTTAGAAAGAAGGGTCAATCTTAAAGATAAAATCAGAAAAATAGAGGAACAAAAAAAGAGCGACATACTTCTTGGTCAAGGTGCGGAAAACTATGTCTTTAAAAAAGAAAATCTTGCCGTTAAAGTGCCAAAAGAATTTATTGATAAAACTGTAAAAAGAATACCGTCAGCAGATAATTTGAAGGGTGGAAAATTCTCTATTTTATTAGCCGAAAAAAAATTAGCACCAAAGACTTTCGTTGTTTCTACGTCAAAAAAGACTTCAATAGTTCAAGAAATTGTAAAGGGAGATCCTTTTGATTTGTCTGAAATGCAAAGATCAAAATTGACAAGAAAGCTTGAGAATTTACTTGGTGGGTCTAATGTAATTGTAGAAGACTTACATAAGCATAATGTAATTAAAACTAAAAAAGGCATAAAAATTATTGATACTGGAACATTTGATTTTGCAGAGGACTTAGGAGACAAAGAAAACTTTACTAAAAATCAATTAAAAATTATCAATAAATTTATCATAAAAAACAGGACTAAAAAATGAACGGAAATGGAAATAAATACGATTCAAACGGACGTATCTTTTTTGGAGATTCAAGGTCACAAAAAAGAGCGAATAACATTCTTGGAGTTAGGCTTTATGATGTTAATAGTTCTGTTGACATAAGTCGTTCCCCAGTATTGGCAGAAATAGACAAATATCTAAATAACTGTCAATACAAAGGAAAGGCAGATTGGCAAGAATGTAGAGGATCAAAAGAGTACGTTAAAATTACCGACAGGAAGCCAAAAATAATTTTTCCTTTTGCCAAGGTGTTTAAAGATCGCATTGGCTCTAAGCTCACTGGAGCGTCAAACTTTCCTACCATGAAAATTGAAGAGGATGAAGAAGCGGATTTTTTCTTAAATAAGGTATTAATACCTTCTTCTTTCTTCAAGCCAAAAATGCTTTCTGTCGGTAAAAATCTTGCTTTACGTGGCTCAGCCTTTATTAGATTTAGGTTTATTGAGGGAAAGCTAAGTTTGGAAGAGTTTAATTCCAATTATTGTTATCCAGAGTTTGACCAGACAGGACAGCTTGAAAAAATAGAAATTAAGTATGTTTTTGAAAGCGACGAAAAAGACGATAAAGGTCAATACATTAAAAAGTGGAAGCGCATCGTTTTAACTAAACAAAAAGATATTCGCTACACAGAGCCAGAATATAACGACAATCATGGTCCAGAATTTGAAGTAGCTGAATCAGTTGAACACAATTTGGGCTTTGTTCAGGGTCAATGGTTTAGGTTTGGCGAGGATGAAATAGACGGTAATGAGGAGCCAATAATCTATCAAATGAGAGGATTTATTGACTGCCTTAATTATAATTTAAGTCAGGCAGATTCAGCCGCTTCTTATGGTATGGACCCTCAGTTAGTTGTTTCTGGAATCGATGAAGACGAGGTAGACGCACTAATTAAATCCACCGAAAAAGCTTGGTTGCTTGGGCGTGAAGGCTCAGCTCAACACTTAGAAACTAGCGGAACTGGCATACAAAGTGCCAGGGAGCATAGAGAAGACCTAATTAAATACTTTCAGCATATTACTAGACTGATCTTACTGGACCCAGAAAAAATGGTTGCCAATGCTCAGTCAGGTAAAGCAATGGAAGTGCTACATGGTCCTATGGTTGAGCTAATTAATGAGCTTAGACCATGGATGGAAAAAGGAATGAAAGAGCTGTTACAAAAGGTGACAGTTACCATTGTTATTTTAAATAACATGAATATTCCCACAGAGTTCACTATTCCACCAAAATGGCAACCACAGAGCTTAGATATAACCACTACATGGCCGCCAATATTTGAGCTAACAACACAGGATAAACAGCAAATTTTAAGTATGGGGTTGCAAGCTGCTAATGCTAATGTAATATCAAGAGATACTGCGCTAAGGTGGATACAGTCACAGGGCGTGAATTTTGGAGTAGAAGACTTTGAGCTAGAAATTCAAAAAGTTAATACTCAGCAACAATTTAATACGTTTGGATTTTAAAAAAATATGAATAA